CCTCCTTCCCCAGAGCGACCGCCGTCGCCAGCCCATCGCCGACCTGGCTCCAGGGGATGTCGAAGGCGTTGTTGAGCTGGAAGGCCGTCTCGGCGACGTCCTTGATGTCGGCGCCGGTCGCAGTCGCCACACGCCCGATCTCCTGCAGCAGGTTCGTGTCCAGCAGCGTCCCGCTCAGGTTCGAGTCCTTCGCGAGCAGGACCTCGGCCGCACCGAGCAGCTCCTCGGCGAACTGGCCGGTCTTGGCTCCCGACAGGTCGCGGAGGCGATCACGGAGCTCCTCGATCTCCTGGTAGCTGGCGTTGGCGTTCACCTGGACCGCGCGGAGTCGGCGCTCGAAGCCGACCAGCTGGCGGGCGGCAGTCCCGATCCCCAGCGTCGACAGCAGGGTGCTCGGTGTGGCCAGGCGATCGAGGGCGCGGCCCGTGGCCCGAGCCACGTTGCGGCTGATCCGGGTGGCATGCGACCCGAGGCCGGTCAGATCTCCACGAACAGACGAGAGCCGCCGACCCCACTGCCGGTTGAGGAGCCGCAGCCGGACGTTGAAGTCGGAGGTCTCGCTCATCAGCTATCCGTTGGGGAAGTACTTCCGGGATCGGAACTCGATGCTGGGCTTGTCGCTGCCGGCGCCTCGACCTGGCGGAACGTCGGCGGGCGGTCGGTGCTCGAGCGCCCGGGAGCAGGCGAGGAGGTAGGTGAGCTGGCCGTCGGTGAGGTCGACCGCGGGGACTCCGAAGACGTCCCGTCCCTTCCCTCCGAGGTGCCACTCGAGGGCATCCCGGACGCTGAGGCTTTTCCCAGGTCGTCAGCCTGCTCGAGCAGCTCCTCAGTGCTGGCCAGCGCGGGGTTGGCCGATGCCGACAGCTTGTCGAGCTCGTCCGCCAGGACCTCGAGCTCCGCGATCTCCACCAGGTCGCGGAGCTCGTCGACCGAGCCGGCGAACGGCTCGCCGGTCGTGTGGTCCACCAGGGCCCGGAACACCAGCTGGACGGTGACCTCGCGCAGGTACACCTCCGTCCAGATCATCCTGAGGTGGGGGCTGTCCGGGACCTGCTTGGCGAGCTGCATTGCACCGAGCTCGGCGGCCGTGATCTCGGAGCCCCGCAAGACCCGGAGCCCGACGATGACTTCCGGCTTGCCGGGCCAGGAGATCGGCTGGATGACCCGAGCACCACCCTTGAGCCGAGCCAACTGCGACTGGGCGCTGTCCGGCTCGGGCGGCTGCGGTGCCTTGAGGCGCGCGAGTGGGGAGCTCTGCTTGGTCATCCGGGCTCGACCCCTTCGGTGAAGTCGAGGCAGCCGAGCTCGAGGTCGATCATCTGCTCGCCCTCGGTGTCCGTGGACGGCGAGTGCGACTTGTAGAAGACGCCGAAGGCGCGGTACGACGGCGTACCGGGGGCCTGCTGGCGGAACAGCGCGGTCGAGCTCTCGATCCCCGCCCAGTACGGCAGGCCGGCGCGGTGCGGCACCTTCACGGAGATGTCGCAGGCCCCCACGCTCTTGCGATGCCCGAGCGGACGGCCGGTGCTGTTCATCGTCGGCACCGCCTCCCGCTTGTCGAAGGTGGGCGTGGCGGAGAAGGACGCGATCTCGACCTCAGCTCCGTCGAGGTACATCACGATCTGGTCGGCGTAGCGCATGGGCTCGCTCCTAGAGGCTCTGCGTCATGTCGATCCGGCCCGCGAGGATGTGCAGACCGTTGACGATGTCGATGGGGGTGATGAGGTCGACGCGGCTGCTGTCGCTGCCGTTGGTCTCGACGATGAACCCGTCCTCGAGCTCATCGACGTTCTCGAGGATCTCGAGCTGCTCGGCCTGCTTGGCCAGGCTGATGATGTCGATGCGGATGGCCTCGCGCCGCGCGGCCGTGTTCTTCGACCGCGGGTACTTGAGCGCGAGCATCGCGACCACCTGGGCGCGCCACCAGAAGAGCGTGCGCGCCACGGTCACGTCGAGGAAGACATCGTCCGACTCGGCGGCGTCGTTCTGGGTGTAGGTGGTGATGGCGCGGACGATCCGCACCTTGTTGCCGGCACCGACGACGAAGGGCGCGACGCCGGCGTTCAGGGCGGCCTCGACCTCGGCCGCGGTCAGGCGGTCGCCCACCGACTCGGGCACGTGGACCCCGGTCAGGGGCAGGTTGTTGTAGGGCATCGCCGGGTCGTCCTGGCTGGCGAGCAGCCCGGCGTAGATGCCGGCGAGCTCGGCAGACCAGGTCTTCGTCCCGGTGATGAAGCCCCCGGTCATGAAGCCCGAGGTCGCGAAGTTGGCGGCCAGCGTGGTGGCTGCTCCGTAGGTGCCCGTCGTCGCGAAGACCCCCACGGCGCCGAGGCTGACGAGCGGGTGGACCAGGTCGGCCAGGTGGGTCTCGAGCAGGCCGAGGTTGGTCGCATCGTTCAGCGTGCTGACGATGAAGTCGAAGTCCTCGGTCTCGACCAGGTCCAGCGCGTCGCTGAGGGCCGGGTCGGTCGCGCCGGGGGTGCCGACAGCCGACACGACGCTCAGGCCGGAGCCGTCGGGGAAGCTGAACGTGATGTCGATCTGCCCGCCGAGCGTGCCGTCGTTGCGGGCCGTCCAGTTCAGCTGCTCGGCCGTCACCCCGTCGACCTCGACCGTCATCGGCAGGTCGGGCGTCAGGGTCGTCGAGATCGCGGCCGCGACCGCCGTCGCGACGGTGGCCGCCGTGTCGCCGTCGCTGTAGGCGACCTCGACCCGATCACCGGCGACGAAGACGGTCAGCGCACCGTCTCCCACCGCCGGCCCGGAGATCGTCGTCTCCTGGACGTGGGCGACGCCCGAGGCGTGGTCGTCCAGCGCCATGGCGTAGGCGTTGAGGCCCTTGTTGGCGCCGAAGGCCGCCGTGATGGCGCGCGCGAGGACGGAGCCGCGCCCGAAGTAGCTCTTGGCGTCCGCCTCGCTCAGGACCTGCACCAGGTCGAGCGCGGACTTGACGCCGCTGCCGAGGCGCTGCCCGATGAAGAGAACCGTGACGGTGGTCGGCGAGAGGCCACGACCCACGAGCACCTTGTTGAGCTCGATGTAGCGGCCCGGGGTGCGCCTGGTCGCAGGCATCTGGGAGAAGTTGACGGTCATGGCCTAGGACTCCTTGGGGGCGCGGGGCTTGCGGGTGGCGGGCTTGTTGGCCGGATCGGGCTTCACCTTCACCAGGTCGCCGCAGGCGAGCCGGCGGCGGATGTAGGACGTGAGCGGCACCTTCGTGGGCGTCTCGGGCTGGAAGAACTGCCGCCGGCGGCCCTCCATGGGGAGCACGACGCCGTCCTTGACGGTGACCAGGACGCTGGGTCGGCTCTTCGTTGCTTTGGCCATCAGGGCTCCTCGTGGGTGTGCTCGGCGTCGAGCTCGAGGTTGGCGTCACCATCGAGGTCGACCTGCAGCCGAGAAGTGACGTGATCGGGGACCGACGCGGCGGCGGGACCGAGGGCCTCGTCACCGCGCGCGTCGTCGGGCCACTCCTTGACCCAGTGCGTGCGGAACTCGTAGCGGTAGAGGCTGAAGGGGAAGCCCTGCAGCTGCTCGGGCGGGCTGAGCGTCCCCCACTCGCCGGGCAGCAGCGGGGCCATGTCCAGGCCGAGGGTCTGGCCGGCGAAGAGGTCGAACGCCAGGTCGATCAGGCCGTAGGTTCCCGTCTCGCTGGCCGACGCCACCCCTTGCCGCGCCTCGTCCTTGCCTCGGTAGTTCTGGACCGCCAGGTAGAGGACGACGGTGGGCTCACGCTTCGTCGAGCGCATTCCCCGGGCCGTGTCGATGCCCTCGGAGATGTAGACCAGGGCCGCGGGCGAGTCGAAGGTCCGAGCCTCCACCCACTGCTCGAACTGGCCTTCGTACGCCTCGACGAGGCGGAGCTCGCCGCTCGGGTTGGAGTCGCTGACCTTCCGAGTCTCGAGGCGGGCGATCACGGCCTGCTCGAGGTCGGTCAGGCTGGGCGTGCTCATGCCAGACCCCCGAGCAGGTGCCGGCCGAGGATCCGGTGGAAGTTCGCGATGTCCTGCCGCTGGGCCATCAGGAAGGGGCGAGGCGGCAGCTTGACCTTGCGCCGCAGAGCGAACACGGCCTCGACCCCGTTGGCGCCCCGGCGGAAGATCGTCCCCCGGCCGCCGGACTTGAAGGTCATGAAGATCGAGCCCTTGGGCTGACGCCGGATGAACGCGCGCGCCCCGGCCTGCAGCTCGCGGCGCTGGCCGATGGGGATGGCGAGGTACCTGCTCCGTCGGGGCCGGACCACACCACCGAAGTGCATCAGCCGCGCATACCGCACCTTCGTGCCCACCATCACGTCGTCCGAGCTCGCCCGGGCGGTGAACGACCGGTAGAGGCGGCGGGTGCGGATCAGGCGGCTGGTGTCGCCGGCGCTCGTCTTCGGCCACTTCCTCGGGCGTCCACCCGCGGAGAGGTTGGCCTTCACCGACGTCACCCAGTCCTCGCCGATCTCTCTGAGAGCGGGCTTCATGTCCTGGCCACGGGCGAGCAGCGCACCGAGCTGCTTGCGCAGGTCGCGGTCGTCGATCTCCATGATCGTGGCGGCGACCATCAGTAGCCCTTGAGGCTGTCGGCGGTGAAGGTGGGCGCTGGGCCTGTCTGGACGGGAGCTCGCTCGTCGTTCCGGGCGGGCTCGGGCTGCAGGCCCAGGGTCAGCGTTCCCGCCGCCAGCCGCTTGAGGTTGCTGCGGACACGGGCGGCGCGGGTCTCAACCCACTTCGGAGCCGCGCCCCGTCGCTCCGCCAGCGCGACCAGGGTCAGGTCGCAAGCCAGCTTGACGATGAAGTCCGGGATCGGGCTGAACGGCACGGAGTAGCGAGCGCCGGCGACCGC